GGTATAAATCCTTTCCCTTCGCTCCCATTGTCTTAAATATCTACTTGGCACGTTCAAATAATATGATTGTGAAATAAGCTACTAAAGAAGTGATTCCAATAATACCCCAGATTGATACCCACCAAGGCAAAAACTGAAATAGCAAATATCCTGCTAAGGTTGCGATAAATAGACTAATTCCAACGATTGAAAGGAATGTTAGTAAGTTTGTAATTTTTGCCATGTCTGTAAATTTAATCAATGATTTGCAGTTCTTCGCCTGTTAAAGCGAAATACAGGTTTTGTAGCTGGTGGACGTGTTTTAATCTATCCGGATGGATAGCAATTTCAAACCAAAACCATAAGCCTAGCTTTGGATAGAACTGGAAGTTACCTTTATAATAACATTCTCTTATCAACCTAAACCCCAATCTAACCAACCAATCCTCAGTTAATGGGATTGGGTAAATCCTATCATGTGCTTGTTTCATAAATTGAAGGTCGCATTGTATATTTTGCTCCCCTCGTATATCATAAACCCAATTGCCTATTCTTAATTCACTTGCTTCCATTTTTGTTTAGCTTAAGTTAATCAATGATTTTAACATCTCCATTTTCCCAAGCCTTAATCAATCCTATCAACTCGGTAAATTCATTCTGATCCGAAGCATGATTTAAAAGCATCTCAAATACGTTAATCAAATCAAAGAATACCTTTTGCTCGTCCTCAGAAAATAACATATGAGCCTTCAAAGTTACACGTTCAAAGTTAGCTTTTAGATTCTTTAGCTTCGTGAATAATGCAGGATCAAATACCTTTAAAGCACTTGCATTTTCGTATTGACTTAGCATTAATTCCGACATAGCGCAAAATTGAAGGTATGCACTAGCCTGTTTCGTTTTGTTTGTCATCTGTTTGTTTTAAAATGGTTTTTCTTCTTTACTTATCAATATTTCAGGATTTGGGTTTAAATACAATTTCTGAACTAATTGCTTTTCGCTCCAAAACTTACCGTTAATAACCCACCTATTATGAGGCTGCTTTTTAACCTTCAATAGCCCGTAATTATTACGCCCGGATTTATGAGGAAATCGGTATAGTTCTTTGTCCGATCCAAAGCAGTAATCTGGAAATCCTTTGATTAACCACTTTGAAATTATATCAAAATTATCTTGCTTCATTTGCTTTAAATAAGGTTTTGCTAGAATGAATTGCGTATATATCGGTGTTGTGCGTAATGTTTAGCCGAACTCTGGAACATCAATCCAATTTTCCTCACCTAAGTCGCCTAACCACAATTGTTGCAATACTTTCTTATAACTACCTTCATTAATCATTCGCTTATACCATCTAAGTTGATTAGTTGGTTTCCAAACAACACTACGCACAACAGCACCTAAATCGCTATTGGCAGTTTCTTGTTTATTTGACGTTTCGTGTTCCATATTATGTTTATTTTAAGTTTTAAATTATGTGTTTCAAATCGCCAACAGCGTTTAGCTGCGGCACGTCGTTATAATATTTACAATTCTATCAAATAATATCAATATTACCAACAAAAAAGCCCTATTTATTTTTAGGGCTAATTATTTAAAGACTTTCAGAATCTCCACCGTCTAAATTTGGCATCGTTAATTCCGTAATATCCATCAAATTAGATGGAACTAATACAGTATCTCCTGATCTTACCTGCTCCTCGTAATCCATTACTTTCCGCTTTTCTTGCATGGATAGCCAATAGGCATCTTTAAGCCATTGCACCACCTTAGCCATATCTTCTTGTAATTCGGTATAATACTGCAAATCAGTCATTACAACTAAATTCTGGTTATTGTACCAAGATCGAACAGATTGAGTATCTGCATCATCAAACCTACGGATATAAGGCATTACAGCATCCGTAATCATTCGCCTTGAGTTAATAGATTCATTGGCTACTTCGCCTTTAGAATTAAGCAATCCTAAAGGATAGTGATAAACCTTTGCAATCTGTTCTTCTGCCTTATCCATAAATTCCAGAATCTGCATATCAACCGGACTAAATCCTATCTGAGTCCAATGCAATCGAGCAGGTGAAACTAATATTTTTTTCCAGTTCGCGGCTCCGGTATGCCGTTGCAAAAATCCATCCTGAAGCTGACCGCCTTGCGCTTCGCTTAATGGATCAACGCCTGGCTTAGGATCACCGTTAAGAACCCCAGCCGGGGCCATGTTTTGAAACGCTGTTCCATTTGCTTTAAAGGCGTCATTCAATTGCGTAATTGTAGAAATCAAAGGCTTAACAGGTGAAGTGCCTACTAACATTTCATCAAGGCTTGAAAAGTTAGATATGAAATTAGATAGCTTTACGTGCTGCATCCGTTCAGGTAGAATTGTATCTGGCTCATAATAGCTGACCTTATAACCTTCAATCGGATTTTGATTATCACCTGCAATAGGCTGACAGGTTGGAGATGGAACTATCCATAATTCCCTTGGTATTGTCGCATTAGGTCCCATTCCAGGAACTGCCGAATAAGAATAGCTATTCCCAGTTAAAGCAAGATAACCGGTCCGCATGTGCTTAAATGCTTTTTCCGTTGGAGTTATTGGATTTGGGCTATCCATTAGCTTATAGAATGGATGCTGATCTTCTACCTTGTCAAATGCTTTAATTTGTAGCATTCTAGCCTTAAAGAATTGTTCGGGAGTTCGAGCTGACTTTAACATTGTAGCAACTCCCCTAGCTTTCTTTAAATCCTTAACTTGGTACAATTCAGAAGGTGCATCTGATACTTTCTCGCAAATATGATCTACTATCCCGTAAAGTGCTGGAAGTGCTTTGAATCCTGAATCAATGTAAGTGGAATAGTTTTCCGTTAGCATTACCCAGCGCCCTCCTAAAGGAATGAATCCGGTTGTAGATGGATATCCTAACTCTTTACGTGAAATAAGACCTGTAAGTCCTTTTAATAGATCCATTTTAGCAAACTTTATTTCAAATGTAAGAAAAAATTCATTAGGTTAATACCCATCCTGTTGTCTTGCGTTTTAACTCCATCATGCAAAAGTATCGTTTTGCATCCATTGCATGGTTAAAGTCGTCAATTGGTTTATTAATAACTTTTCCGTTTTTATCACTATCCCAGGTGTAGGCTCTTAATTCTTTGATTGTGTTAATACTCGAATTAGTTACAAATAAATGAAATTCCTGAACTACTGAGATTCCAAAATTAATAGAGTCCGCGCCTTTTTGAACTGGCTTAATATTAAATCCAGCCTGTCTAATTTCCTCAATCGTCTTAGGTTCTGCACTATCTGCCCAAATTGGCTTATGCTTATTAACGGCTAAAGAGTGCATTTCTTTGATTATATCCTTATTCAATAGTCCAGTTGAATAGATTAACTCATTAACTATTAAACCTCCGTTATACCTGTAAAAAGATAGCATAGCAGTAGGATCATTCGTAAATCCAAAGTCTAATCCATATCCTAGTAATTCAGCATCTTTTGGTATTGAATCAATCTTGGACCAATTAGAATATATGACGCCTTCCAAACTTCCAGTTAATCCAAGCCCGTAAACCCTCCACCAATTCTCCCAATACTTAGAAGTTTTAGCCTTTTCTTTAGCCTTTTCAATTTCTTTGACTATTCCAGAATCTAAAGCCTCATTGTCTTTATAGGTTAAAATTATCATTTCTGAATCTGGAGCATTTGCCAATTCAGTATGCGCCCAAAATTCAGCCGTTGGATTGTAATCTAAGTAAATGAAATCCCTGGTACGAATAGCTAACTGGTTATAGCTTTCAAAGTTGATATTATTAGCCTCATTTATGAAAAGAACGTGCCGCCGTGCTCCTCTGAGCTTGTCTGGTTGATCTGCTGAAAAGAACTCAATGAATGATCCGTTTGAAAATTTATACTTTAGATCAGATTTATTAAACTGAGAATCCCGATAGTTTCCGGTCATTACCATGATGGAAATAAAATCCTTTACGGCTCCTCTTTTCAAATGTGGAATTGATTCTGAAACTATTGATATTTCAGATAGTGGATTTTGGATAGCGTGGGTAATTAGCAAAGGAATGATTGAGAATGTTTTAGATGAAGAAGTACCACCTTGAACTATTCTAACTCGCTTCCTTAGTTTAGCTATCTTTTCCTGAGCTGTTGTCTTTTTGAACATTCAAATCTATTCCGTTAAAGATTGGAGTTTCAAAAATATGAGTTGTTTCTTGTTTATCTCCATATTTCTTAGGCATTAACTTTGAAAGTTCCCATTTCTTAGAGTCTATTTTTAACCGTTGCAAATTAACCCATGCAGGGTCAATTCGGCCAGTTTCAGGATCTCTTTGGGGATTTTCCATATAATCCTGTTCAATGCTTTCAAACTTAAGATCGGCCCTTTCTTCCAATGCACGCGCGTATTGTTTCTGTTTTTCAGAATCACTATCAATCCATTTATAAAAAGTAGCGTTTCCAATACCAATATCTTTAAGTATTCGCCTTAAAGATTCACCGTTTTCAATCCTTTGTAGGATCAAATCAAAATTATTATCAATTGATTTTTGTGAGTGCATTGATTCAAAGTTAAGAAAAAAAAGCCTGCTAAAAAGCAAGCCTTTCTAATTTAAACCCAATTTACCTTATGAAGTTTCAAGATATGAATAAGTCACGAATAAAAAAAAATCAAAAATATTTTATCATTTGCTAGGTTGTTAATTAACAACCTGCTATATTTGATTCATCAATAACGCTAAA